GTCCTTATGGAAAAGAGTGTCGTTCTTGTTGGACTGTTCCCGAAGGTTATAAACTCGTAGGTATAGATGCTAGTGGGCTTGAGCGCAGAATGTTAGCACACTATATGAACGATAAATATTATATTAATGAAGTTATTAATGGTGACATACACACCACTAATCAAAAACTTGCCGGTCTTAAAACAAGAGACCAAGCTAAGACATTCATATATGCATTGGTGTATGGAGCAGGTGACGCTAAGATAGGTAGTGTTGCAGGTGGTAGTATGAAGAAGGGTAAAGAATTAAAACAAACATTCTTTAAGAACTTGCCCCCTCTTAAAATACTAAAAGAGAAAGTCCAGAAAGCATCTGAAAGAGGATTCTTAAAGGGGCTAGATGGTAGGAAGATATATATAAGAAGCCAACATGCTGCACTTAATACTCTGTTACAGGGTGGTGGTGCTATAGTCATGAAGAAAGCCATGTGTTTTCTACAGGAACTTATAGACTTGAACGATATTGATGCAAAGTTTGTAGCTAATATACATGATGAGTGGCAGATTGAAGTCAAGGAAAGCCAAGCAGAATTTGTAGGAAAGCTAGGAGTAACGTCCATTGAACGAGCATCGGAACATTATAACATGCGTTGCCCTTTGACAGGGGAATACAAAATAGGAGAGAACTGGTATGAAACCCACTAAAGAAATGAAACCTGCTAAAGCTAATAGAAAGAAATTTGATATAGACTTAGCTTATGGTACAGTTAGAGAAGAGAAGATAGCAGAAATGCTAACCAATAAAAAGATAGAAGTAAAATCAGAAAAAGATATGTGGCAAAAGACAGGCAACATATGTATTGAATATGAATCATGGGGTAAGCCTTCAGGTATCAAAGCTACCGAAGCAGACTACTGGTTTCATAATCTATGTGTAGGTGACAACGAGTTCTGCACACTGGTATTTAAGACTGATGTACTTAGAACAATAGTAGATAAATTAGATACATTTAAAACTGTATCCGGTGGTGACCATAAAGCAAGCAGAATGTTCTTGGTTAACTTACAAAAATTATTCTCATCGGATGTTATTAAAGCATTCAAGGAAGCAGAAAATGATAAAAGAAAATGAAAAACTTGTTGACAATACAGAGTTAGATAGCTATAATAAATTTACGGCTGAGTCAGGACATTGGTATACTCAAGAGGGAGACCCGATGTATACTATCATCGGTGCTAATGGTAAGGAAAGAAACACTACTCTTAGAGATGCTAAGAAAGAAAAGTTAGTTCCTTCTGTTACTACCATCTTAGGTATGATAGCAAAACCTGCCTTAGAAAATTGGAAGATAGACCAAGCACTTAACTCTGCTCTTACACTAGAAAAAGAAGAAGAAGAATCCTTCAAGTCTTTTACTTACAGATGTAAGACTGACTCTAAAAAATTAGGTATCAAAGCTGCCCAAGAAGGTACTAAGATTCATGCTATGATTGAACGAGGGTTCTTAGGTGAAGGCACTAGTAAGACTTATGAAATTATTAAAGCTTACTTAGATGATAACTTCCCTGACGAAGAATGGATAGCAGAAGATTCTTTCTGTGCTGAATCAGGGTATGGTGGTAAGATAGATTTATATTCTAAGTCTGGTATCTTTGTTGACTTTAAAACTAAAGACAATCTATTCGGTAAAGACCCTGCTAAATTAGTATACGATGAACACGGAATGCAGTTGTCTGCCTATGCTCAAGGCTGTGGTTTTTCTAATGTAGAAAGAGTATCTATATTTGTAGATAGAAAAGATACTGAGTTGATATCCTGTCACATATGGGATAAGACTTCTCAAAAGAAACACACTGCTATGTTCAATGCTATATTAGATTATTGGAAGCTGGTTAAAAACTACGACTCCTCTGTTACTAATGGCTAGAGTACCTAGAAAACCTAGACCTAAAAAAACTAATGTGCCTAAAGGTTATGATAGTTTATGGGAAGCCCAACTGCATCAAACATTATTACATGATTGGAAGCACCATTGGGATAACATAAACTACATAGTTAAGCATAAGTATGAGCCGGACTTTGTTAAAATAATTGACGGCAAAACAATATTGTTAGAAGCTAAGGGTAGATTCTGGGATTACGCAGAGTACAGTAAGTACATACATATTAGGGAGGCTTTGCCAAAAGACTATGAATTAATATTCTTATTTCAAAAACCTTTTGCACCAATGCCAGCCTCTAAGAAAAGAAAAGACGGGACTAAAAGAAGTCATGCCGAATGGGCAGAGACAAATAATTTTACATGGTACAACGAAGAGAGTGTACCGAAGGAGTGGAGAAGTAGTGAATTATAAATTCAATGAAGACGAAACAATAAAACAAATACAAAGATATGTTGACAACACTTACGACCAACACTATGCTTATGGAGAGTACCAAGCAACAGATGTTATCTTTGATAACGGACATGGTGAAGGTTTCTGTATGGGCAATGTCATAAAGTATGCTATGAGGTATGGTAAAAAGAACGGACATGACGAAAAAGACTTGCTAAAAATAATACATTATGCTATAATGGCTATACATTTAAAGGACATCGAAGATGATTGAAGATAAGATAGGAACTAAGCCTTACTTAGGAATAGAGATAGACTACGACAGAGAGAAAACCTTTGACAAGTTTAGTATAGACACATTAAAAGATAGATATTTTTGGGAGAATGAAACACATGCACAAGAAGCATTCGCAAGAGCCTCAGTTTACGGAGCAACCTTCAAAGGGAACACAGATTTTGAACTTGCTCAAAGACTTTATAACTACAGTTCCAATCGTTGGTTCATGTTTAGCACTCCTATACTTAGTAACGGGGGTACAACTCGTGGGCTTCCTATCAGTTGTTTCCTCAATTATGTTCCTGACAGCAGGGGTGGTTTATCTGCTCACTATGATGAGAACATATGGTTGGCTAGTTCAGGTGGAGGCATCGGTGGATATTGGGGCGATATTAGGAGCAATGGTGTTTCAACTACTCATGGCAGTCGTTCTACTGGTTCAATTCCATTCATGCATGTCGTAGATTCTCAGATGTTAGCCTTCAACCAAGGCACAACAAGACGAGGAAGCTATGCAGCTTACATGGATATTAGTCATCCGGAGATTGAAGAGTTTATTAACATGAGAAAAGAATCTGGTGGAGATATCAATAGAAAGAATCTTAATCTACACAACGGTATCAACATTACCAACGCCTTCTTACAGGCTGTAGAGAAAGACGAAGACTGGAGATTGATTGACCCTAAATCTAAAGAGGCTGTTAAGATAGTAAACGCTAGAGATATATGGTGGCAAATCATTCATGCTAGAGCAGAGACAGGTGAGCCTTACATGATTAACATAGATACTTGTAACGAGTCGTTACCTAAAACACAAAAAGATTTAGGTCTTAAGATTAGACAAAGTAACTTATGTTCTGAAATTACTTTACCTACTAACGAAGAGAGGACAGCTGTCTGTTGTTTATCATCAGTAAACTTAGAACACTTTGATAGCTGGGCAAAAGATGACAACTTCATAGAAGATTTAATAACCATGCTTGACAATGTGTTACAACATTACATTGACAACGCAATAGATACAACACAACTAGGAGACTACAGTGCAAACTTTAAAAGATTTCAAAAATATGTTAGAGAAGGTAAAGAAGGATATACTAAATCTGCGTATTCGGCATATAGAGAGAGAAGTCTCGGGCTTGGTGCTATGGGCTTCCATGCGTATCTCCAATCTAAAAACATTCCTCTTGAGGGAATATATGCAACTGGTTTCAATCATAGAGCATTCACCCTTATCAAAGCTAGAGCCAAAGCAGCTACTAAAGAACTGGCTGCCAACAGGGGAGAAGCTCCGGATGTCCACGGCACGGGTAATAGGAACGCTAACCTCATGGCTATTGCTCCTAATGCTAGTAGTGGGATTATATGTAGTGGCACTTCCCCTAGTATTGAGCCTTATAGGGCTAACTGCTATACTCATAAGACTCTCTCAGGTTCGTATCAAGTTAAGAATAAATACCTTGAGAAAGTTCTTAAGGCTAAAGGATTAAAAGGAAAAGAACTAGAAGAAATTTGGAAAGACATCTCGGCTAACGAAGGTTCTGTACAACAGTTAGATATATTAACTGATGATGAGAAAGAAATATTCAAGACAGCCAATGAGATAAATCAGATATGGATTGTAGAACACGCTTACAAAAGACAGCAGTTTATTTGCCAAGCACAATCAGTAAACTTATTCTTTACCCTACCGAAGTCAACAGAACCTCAAGAGATACACGATGCTTATATGCAGTATGTGAGTGATGTTCATTGGTATGGTATGAATAAATTAAAATCGTTGTATTACTTTAGAACTAATGCAGCAAGAAATGTAGAGAATGTTAATGTTAAAGTACCTAGAATAAATTTAGAAGACACTGAATGTCTTGCTTGTGAGGGATAATATGAATTGTTATAACTGTAATAGCGAATTGATATGGGGAGGAGACCACGACATAGAAGAAGAAAACACAGGTTTTATTATGGAGACTAACTTAAGTTGTCCCATATGTAAGTCAGAAATAATAATATATACACCAAAGGATGAGATATGAGTCTATTAAAAACTAGAGATTACTATAAACCGTTTGAGTACCCGTGGATGTACGAGTACTATAAACTACAAAATCAAATGCACTGGATGCCTGAGTCAGTTCCGTTGCACACAGATGTAAAAGATTGGCAGGATATTACACCGGCTGAAAAGCATTTACTTACACAGATATTTAGATTGTTTACTCAGTCAGATGTTGATGTTGCTTCGGGCTACATTGATAAGTACATGCCTATCTTTAAGAAACCTGAAGCAAGAATGATGATGAGTTCTTTTGCTAACATGGAATCAATACACCAAGATGCGTATAGCTTACTGCTTGATACAGTTGGTATGCCTGAGATAGAGTATAAAGCTTTCTCAGAGTACGAAGAGATGGCAGATAAGCATGACTATGTTGGAACTTTTAAACCTCTTAAATCTGACAAGAGAACTATAGCTAAAACCTTAGCAGTTTACTCAGCGTTTACAGAAGGGTTACAGTTGTTCTCTAGCTTTGCAATCTTATTAAACTTTCCAAGGTTCGGTAAGATGAAAGGTATGGGACAGATTGTTACTTACTCTATTCGTGATGAGTCAATGCATGTTGAAGCTATGACTAA